AATTCTCTTTGAGCTCCTGTTTCCTCATCAAACCATAGTAATGCATGCTTTTTTGTATGCTTGCTAGGTATTGTTAATGTTAGTGGTGAAGAGTTATCTTTTAAAAAATATCTTCTATCTTTTATTTCCCAACCAGTTTGTTGGATTTTTTCATTTTTTGCCATGATATAATATAATAAAATTAATAAAAGTAATAATTACCCCCGTTGATATAACGAGGGTAAGAATTACATTAATGTACTAGATACCTTTGAATAATACAAAGTTGTTTCTAGCTTGTGTTACTAAGCATCTTTCAGATAAGAAGTTAACTTCCATTGCATCTAATGTAGAAGTAAATGCACCACCAACTGAACCAGTTAGCCATGATTTCATTCGTCTATCGTCAGCTTGAGAAGCTCTATATCTTACGTGTAAGAAAGGACGTCTAATGTTTGTACCTAAGATTTGGTCATAAACAGTAGAAGTACCTGCAGGAACTAATACTCCTTCAATTGAAGCAGGACCAGTCATTGCACCACGCGTTGAAGCGTCGTTTAAGTATTTCCAATCTGTTTTGTAGAAATCATAAGAACCTCTACGGAATCCTGAGAATCCTAAGTTCAATGCCATTTCTTCAGAGTTTTCGAAAAGACCAAAAGCAGTACCACCTGCATAACCTCCAGAGATAGAAGCTAACATATCGTCAAAATCAAGAGCAGTGTTTCTGTTCAAGAATAACATGTTTTCTTCGATAGCTCCTTGAGTATCTAGGTTTTTAAGTATTGCGTCGAAAGCGTCGATACCAGCAGCAGCAGTAAATCCTACTTCTACGTTACCTCCGTTTTGGATAGCAGCAAATAAACCTTCAGTACCAATGATACCTACACCAGCAGCTCCAGCAATAGGAGATACAGCAGCGTTTTTAAGTTCACCTTCAACCATAGACATTTCTAAGTAATCTTCGAAACGTAGTCTAGTTTCAGACTCAGCTTTTAAATACCATAAGTAACCACCTGTTCCATCTTCAGTAGCAACTTCTACCCAACCGATCTGAGCAGTGTCAGAACCATTGATAGAATATTGGCTTCTAATGATAATAGGATTGTTGCTAAAAGTAGTAAATGCAGGGTTTACAGTAATCATAGGGTTAGCACCTCCAATTGCGTTTGCACCAGAAATAGCTTGAGATGAACTCTGTCCTTTTTGGTAATCAGAACCATATACAAATACTTTAACTAAACCAGTTAGACCGGATAGATCAGCAGCAGTATAAGGTTGTACAGATATAAGACCAGTAGCGCTATTAGAAGCATCTACAAAACATTTTAATTCACCACCAAAGTCGTCCATAACTACAACCGTAGAGGCTGGAGAAACAACGTTTGATACTTGTGTGTTTGCACCACCGTTAGTAATATCAATACCTAGATTTGCACCACCACCAGCGTTAGCAGCGATTGCACAATCAGCATAAGATATGTGTAAACGATTTTGTTCAGACCAAATTACTTGATCAGAAGTCATAGGCATTTCAGCGCCTACCATTCTTAAAAATCCGGATAACGTTCTGTTACCGTATCTTTCTACTTCAGCTTCGTAAAGCTCTGGTAAATATTGCTGAGCAAAATTTCCACCAGCAGCACCATCGAATGTAAGATAGTTCTGTTGAAGTAATTGTTGAGTTTGAGAAGGTACTATACTTCCAAACTGTGGGGATAAAGCCATAATTTTTAATTTTAATTAGTTAAACTTTTTTGTTTTTATTTTTAATTTTGATGAATCTAAACCACTAATCGACTTTACTTTTAATCCATTTATGAAAACATTTCCATCGGCAACTTGCCTAGGTCCATCCTGTGCTGGATTCTTAGAATTTGTAATAACACCTTTGATGCCATCAGCTTTTCCTTGTTCGTAAAAATGATGAGCTAGTTTATCAGCATTCATCGCAGCGTACATAGCTTTGTGATACCCATTTGGATCTGTCATATTTCCGTCTTTGTCTAAATACTTACCTACGAAATTCTGAACGTCCACTTGAGTTTCACCTACCTTAGCCGGATCTTTAACACCATATCTAAATTTCTTATCCCCCACATTGAAATCAAAACCTTTGAATTCTTTATTGAATAATTTTTTAGTACGATCTCTAAAATCACCGTGTTGTGCTTGAGCTTTTTCTTGCTGCTGTTTATATCGGTCATAAAAGCTTAACGCCTCTTGCTGTTCTTGAGTTACACCCGGTCTCAACTTGATCTCGTCGTAATATTTACTCTTAGAACTTTCTAAGTATTGTTTTGCTTTTGCAACTTCTTCTTTATAAGCGAGTTTCTTTTTACGTATAGCTCGCTCTTCATCTACATCCTCATCATACTTAAAATTATCTTCCATTAAGAAAGCTATTTCTTCTAAATCTAAGTGTGGTTTGGATTTAAGATAATATTCTTTTAAAACCTCTGAGCCATTAAGCTTAGAGTAATCTTTGTTTAATGCCACGTAGTCTTCTACGCTTCCACCTGTTTCTTCCATAAAAGAAACTAGTTTTTCTACATTTTCCGGTAAAGGCTTTCCTAAGATCTGTTGATCTCTTACAGCTTCTTGTATTTGAAGATGATGCTCTTTAACTTCTTCATCGGTTATTTCTTGGAGTGGAGTGACTTCTTCAATAGCCTCGCTGGACTCTTGTACTTGTTTGTCCACTTCAACCAAATCTCCGGTTTGTTTTTCTTCAGGAACATTTCCTGTTTCTCCGATACGAATGGCATTGTCTTCTTTTGGTATTTCAACCTTTACAACATCTGGTGTAATATCACCTGTTGCTTCTGGTTTTGTTAAATCTACTTTTACAGGATCATTACCGCTAAGGTGTCCTAAGTTTTTTGGTGTTTTTTTATTTTTAATTTTAAAATCACCTTCTTGTTTGACCTCTTCGGTCTTTGTGTTTTCTGACATAATATAATATAATTAAATAATTAAATAATTAAACTTTAGGCATTAACTCTTCTATGTTAAATCCTAGGTTGTTTTCTCCTGTATTTTCAAAATCAACAGGATTAGAGTCATTTTGTCTCTGTTGTATCAATTTACTCTGTTGAGTACCTTGCATTTTTAATCTTTTATCTTTACGATCTTCAATATCTTTTTCCTTAGAACCTTCAGCCCCTGTTTTTATTTGAGCTAGTTGAAATTGATAACCGTACTCTTGCTGCATTAACTTAGCTTTTATCTGCATTTCAGTTTCCATTCTACTTATCTCAAATTGAGACTTAGCTTGTTCTATGCTAACCTTTTGTTGGGTCAACGCTGCTTGTTTTTGAGTTTCTGCTAATGCAGTTTGCTCTGCTGTTTTAGCCGCAGCTTCACCTTGAGCAGCTATCATTCTTTCTTGATTTGCTCTTTCTCTAGCTAATTTCTTTTTACGTTTTTGTTTTAGTAATTGATTTGCTAGCTTTAAATTTTTTATTTGACGAATATCAATTGCGTCTTCTAAATCAATACCTCCAGACTGTAAAGCTACTTGTATGTTTTGTTCTAACTGTGCTTTTTCTTCATCGTCAGGTTCTAACTCTAGGAATATACCGAAATCATGTAGGTTTAAATTAGATACTTCTCTTAATGTTTCTACATTATAAATAGATATACCTTCTACTAAAGCGTTAGCTGTTAAAGGATAACTCAAAGCATCTGCTAGTTTTAACGATATATTTTCACATATTTTTAAAGCAATATATAAACTACCTTGATTTATATGTTTTGTAGCTATGTTGGATTGATTAGCCGCCATTTTTGCAAGACCTACTAGAGCGTCTTTATCTGGCAAACTACCATCTCTAGCTTCGTTAAGGCCCGTTACATCACGTATCATTTGTAAGTAATATTGGTACGTTTGTATTAGCGCTGCTAGTTTTTGACCACCTGCAGATGACTGTAATTCTTGAATAGGTACTTTACCTCTATTAGGATCACCATCTTGTGTGAGTGATCTACCAACAATAGAACCAGTTTGAAAATACATATTTAATGCTTCTGCTGGATTGTAGTTTGTACCATTACCTAGATCAACCTCTGCTAAACCGTCCATGTCTAAGAATACACCGTCTGGCACCATCCTAGCTAATACTTGTTGCATTTTTAAATGCGTTAACTGTATCATGTCTGCAAAACCTGTGCATCTACTTACAATAGATTCTATTCTACCTTTGTACATTCTTGGTGCAACTATAGAATAATTCATTTCTACTTTAGTAGTATCAGCAGCTGGTCTTGTCATGTTTTCTGCTAGCTCCCACTTAAGCATTGTATTTGTTCCTAATACTTTAGCTCCAGTGTATAACACCTCTATACTTCTACCGACTCTTTCAAATCCATCATTTGGTGGAGGATTAAATTCATCTGTTTTTTCTATTATTTTTTCTAACCCGTTTTCAGTTCTTTTTAATTTAAAAACTTGATTCATGTAAGTTTTATATTCAAAATACATTACTTGAACCGTGTTATTGTCATAGTTACCCCACCCAGTTATATATTGTCTATTACCAGGCATTTCTTGAATTCTTTGTAATTCTTCTTCTGGAATATTAGGAAACTGTTTTTTAAGCTCTGGTATAGTTATTGATTTAAGTTCACCAACATAATATATGTCTTGAAAATTAGGATCTTCTGTGTAAGAGTATACTAAATAAGAAGGATCAACGTAGTCTAAAGTTATACCATTGGCAACATTAAAATTAGTTTTTGCACAAGCTATACCACATACAACTAAATCTTCATTTAATCTTCTCTTAGTAAGTTCCCATTTATTTTTAGCTAAAGTTTGTGTTATAGCTTCTTCCTCAGCTATTTCAATAGCTTGCTTATAACTTAACTGTAAGTGTAATTCTAATTCTTCTTTTGTTTCTGGTAAGTCTGTTGGAGGAATACTTGTTCTTTGTAGTTGAACTCCTAGTAAATTTTCAGCAGCTTGCATTTGTTCTTTAGCAAACATATCTTCTGCAACAGCAGTCGCATACATGGTTCTTTTTTTGACAGAAGCAGGATCTTGCGAATAAGCTTTTATATCGTATTCTTTACTAGATATACCGTTTACAACAATATCAACAAATTTAGATAATATAGGAACCGGCTTCCAGTCTAGATTTAAGTAGCTTAAGTCACCGTTTATTGATAGTTCGTCTTTGTATTTTTGAACAGGTTGTTCACCTCTAGCGTATAATCTTAAATGATGAAAATTATTAAAACTAGTAAGATATCTATTACCATTAGTTCGGCCTTGATTAAACCACTCTGTCTCAATAGCTTGCGCCACTTGTGAACCATATTCTAACGAAGCTTTTTCATAATCCGGTACTACCTGACTAGGAAAGGCGCTATTTGAGTTAGTGTACATTTTCATTTATTCAATTATTTTTGACATTGTTCCTTTATTATTATATCTTTTAAAACCAAGATCATAAGTTTTCCTTGTAATTGTAGGTATTGGTCTATATTTATTTTTATTGCAGGCCATTATTGCTAGGCCAGAACTTATAGATGCATCATGTTTTGTTCTGTTATTTATATTAAATTTAGACCAATCGTTTAATGTTCTTTGAAAGTAAATATCTCCATATGTTCCATTTTGTTTTAAACCTACAAAATCTTCTATATATGATTCTATAGCAGCCGCGTGAGCTTGTTTAATATCTTCTGATGAATTAGGTATTCCACCTATCTCTCTTTCTGTAATAGATAGTTTTAATTTATCCGGTCTATTCATTGCAAAACCTCTATAACCTCTTCTTTTAAAATTATACAGTAATCTAGGTTTATTATTTTCCGCTAATATAGGCATTCCATAAAAAATACAAGCCATTAAAACATCTTCAAAAAACATTTCAGCGGTTTGAGGTCTTGCTATATATTCTAAAAAGAAATGATTTGCAGGAGCGTTCTCCATGCTAAACTTAGTTAGACCATGTAAAGATCCATTAGAACCTCTGCCATCCACTGTTCCTGATATGTCATAAGAGTCACATCCAAAAGCACCCATGTGTTCATTAGCTGGGTATTTTATACCTCTTTTAATTATAATCTTATTTTGTTGACTAACGTCTGGCACCCATGATAAATAAAATTTACCATTATTTTTAGGTGCAAAAAGAACTCGTGTATCTTTTATTCCGTTTTCCCAGTAAAAATCTCCTCTTGTTACTAGCTTTGTTTTACCAACATCACCATTGTAATCTATTTGCTCATAAATCTTAGTTAAATTAAATAACGAAGATTTAGCTTCGTCTCTGAAAGCATGTTCTTCAGTTCTTGGAAATTGTCTATAGAATTCATTTAAAGCATCTTGATCTTGCTTTAAACCATCTACTTCATTTTGCCAATATTCTATTACTCCTTGTTTTATTTTTACTCCGTGAGGGTCTTCAACCGGTTTCTTTGGTGTGTCGAATACAGGTACGCCATAAGAATCAATGTATCCTTCGTAGTTCCATTCCATAGGTATGAACAAAGAATAGAGTCCGCTGCGAGTCTGTCCATTGGCGTTTCTTTCTGTAACATCTGAGTCATAGTATAATTTCTTGAAGTTATCACCTCCTTTGTCTAAAGCATTAGATGTTGAACCCATCATACACTTTCCAATAATTCTACTACCTAATCTAAGGGTGGTTTTCGTAACGCGCCAGTTGTTGAGGATGTTGTTCGGCCTTTCCCATTTACCGGATTCATCGTGGACGAGGAGTTTGAGTTTCTCCCCATCGTAGGCATTGTCACCCGTGTTCTTCCAATCGATAGTGGTATCGAGTCCCTCAAGATCGGCCGCGGTCTCGTTGGCGATGAGTTTCCTCCTGGTGAATTTGGACGCTGGTACTCTATAGGCAAGTTCGGTCTTGGGACGGTCCATTCCGTCCTGTATCGGTTTAAAAAAGAACGGATAATTGACCGATATTGGGACGACCTTATCAGTGAACATTGTCTTTGCGTCGGCCCCAGATTTGGACAATATTCCGTACCGTGAATCGGAATTAATAGTTGCAAGATTAACCACCTCTCCTGATGCCATAAAAGAAAATCCCGATCTACGGTTTTTAAGATAGCACATTCCATAACACCTGATGTCGGCTTTACAAGCTTCCCAGAATATAAAGAATAATCTGTTTGCTTCCCTAAAGTCTGGTTTCCCAACATCAATTTTGGACCACTGCAAGTACATATAGTGAGTACCAGTAAGGTAAGTAGCCACACTCTTATTATAGAACCAAAAACCTTGCTCTCTTCTAGTAAATTCTTTATCAATGTAGTCATACCATTTTTCTTTAAAATCAACTGGGTACTCTTCCCAATCAAAAATTGTTTTGATTTTTTTGAAAGCAACTGGTAATGTTTCTCTATTCCATTTGTTGTTTTTAAATTTAACAACATCCTTAGGAACTTCAGGTAATCCTATATATAAATTTTGTATTTTATATATTTCACCTATTCTTCCTGTTTTAGATATAATAACTATATCATGTTCTTCATTGTAACCATACTCCCACTTATTATACCTATTCATTCTTTTTAGAACTTTAGGTTTCACGTGGTCTTCAACAACAGTAAAAAGATCTTGCGTATACATTACTTAGATCTTCCTTCTGCAAAACCTTTAAAAGCTTTTTCTTCTTTAACTTCTTTTGGTTTTTCGTTTATAATATTTTCTTCTTCTTGTATTCTTTGTAATATTTCAAAGGCATCAAATATAGCTAATTTTTTAGTAGCCGCGGCATTCTTAAGTCTATCTGCTGAGATGTCAGGGCCAAAATCTATAATGGGCTCTTTAGCGACCTTTATTAGTTCTTCAACCGCTATTTGCCCAGCTTGGATTATACTCTTCTTGGTTTTCTTTATTTCCATATTTAATTACAATATCATTAGATTTCATACAATATAAACGCTCGTTTTCTACATTAAAATCATATTCCCCATAAGGAGTATAACCAACACAGTCTCCCTCGTTTATTCCTAGCGCTTCTAAGGAACTATTACCTATTTTAAGTATACCAA